CTCGCATGTAATCCCCGAAAACCGCAAACCCGCCCCTGGTCTACTGCTTTCCCCTCATGAATACCACACTGGACACATAATCCATGCTAACCCGTATACATCTAAACCTCTCAACCCAGACTATGACACTGATGCCGCTGAATCCTACATTCCTGGTGATACAGACTATGGCTCCGACATTGACCCAATGATCCGCCAACTCATCATCCGAAAATATCCACAATACATGAAATACATCTCTAAGTACTGCCGCCCCGCTGGAACTACTGATGGTACATTCCATGACTTCAACAAAGAGCAGATTCCCTCCGCTCCGATCGATCCCGACCGTAAAGAACACGTTTTTAAACACGTTTTCTCCTTCCTTGACGTCACTCCGTACCTTCCAATCCACTTCGTCGACACTCAATACGATAAGAGACCTCTTGTTACTGGAACTGGCTACCATAATCGCTTCTCCTACAAGCAAAAAGCTCACGCAAAATATTCCCATCCCAAAGAATATGCTGATCGCCCCACCTCCCGTGGCTACTTCTACAATGCAACCTATGAAAACGCCCGAACTCTAATTCACAATGTGAAAGAAACCGGACTCCCCTTCAAACTCGCTTTTGCTCCCGAAGACACCGACCTCACCGCCGCTGAACTCGATGAACTCGCTCATAAATATGAAGACTTCTTTGACGATTATCCAACATTGCTGTTCACCCGAAATCACATCTCCGACCGTGATGGAACTCTTAAAGTTCGCCCTGTTTACGCAGTTGACGACCTGTTCCTAATCATCGAATCGATGCTGACTTTTCCACTCCTGATCCAGGCCCGTAAACCGTCCTGTTGCATCATGTATGGACTCGAAACTATCCGTGGCTCCAACGCCTATATCGATAGTCTCAGTCGCTCCTACCTAACCTATTTCACTATAGATTGGTCTGGCTACGATCAACGTTTACCACGTGTCATCACAGACATGTATTACGTCGATTTCCTCCGCCGCCTAATCGTGATATCACATGGTTATCAGCCGACTTTCGAGTACCCGAACTACCCCGACCTAGATGAACACAAGCTCTACAAAAAGATGGATAACCTCCTACACTTTTTACACCTATGGTACAATAACATGACCTTCCTATCCGTGGATGGCTATGCTTACTATCGCCGATTCGCTGGCGTACCTTCTGGCTTGTTCAACACGCAATACCTCGACTCTTTTGGCAATCTTTATTTGCTAATCGATGGCATGATCGAATTTGGTTTCTCTGATTCAGAGATCCAATCAATCATCCTCTTCGTTCTTGGTGACGACAACTCCGGTATGACCCACTGGAATATCGCTAAATTGCATGAATTCATCTCATTCCTTGAAGACTACTGTCTCCGCCGCTACAATATGGTTCTATCTAAAACTAAATCCGTTATCACTGAATTCCGCTCAAAAATTGAGACCCTTGGATATCAATGTAATCATGGCAAACCTCGCCGTGAAATTGGAAAATTAGTCGCTCAACTATGCTACCCTGAGCACAGAATCAAGTACCGCACTATGTCCGCACGCGCCATTGGACTCGCTTATGCAAGCTCCGGCCAAGATGAAACCTTTCACTCTTTCTGCAAAGACATGTACACTATCTTCTCTCCGTTCTACAATCCCGACCCTCGAGACATTCTCAATCTACAGAGAAACGTTTTCCGTTCTATGGACGACGCACTTCCCGACTTCGACATTTCTGAACTCCCACCCTTCCCATCTATCCATGAAATCCGCCTCCTTGTTTCGCACTACGCTGGACCCCTAGCCTATGCACCTAAATGGAACTTCGCTCATTTCATCAATGGACCAGATGTTATCCCATCCTCCGATCGCGTCCCGCTCACGATGTACCAGTATGAACTGGCACACGGCTTAACGCCACGTGTCGCTCCGACCCTTCGAACCGGTTAACATTTTCCGTTTGTTGTTATTTTCTTTACCGATTTTCAACTTTTCTAAAAATTAAAAAAAAAAAAAAAAAAA